TGAGCCAATATCCAAATCCAGTTTATTCTCCATCATTGCCTACGAACTGAACCCTGATCTGCCCACAACCTGTGCATTCCATTGTGGACAACCCTGGCGGCAATGTGTCACCAACAACCCTGGGAATCCACTCAGTTTTGCAGCTCTTATATTTGCCACCTTTTGCATTCAGTATTGCAACGCACATTTGGCAATCAAACATTGGCAATTGCTCAAATCCTGACATGGGCATAATTACTCCTTAATAGGCTTTCAATAGGTTGCAGATTGATTTGGCTAACCCACCATGAATCAGCCTTGTTGTTGCGGTAGCGGGGTCGTCTAGCCACAACAACGGGCATCCAGCCGACCACAAAGAGATCAGGGCATTCACCCACAACCAACACTGCAACATCCGATTCCCGATCTTTAGGATAGACAATCAAATGACCCCCATGCCAACCTGTGTGTTTAACCTCTATGTTTTCAAGGATGTCAGCCTGTGATTTAAAGGTGTTGATTGTGGGTTTAAAGTCTGTGATGCCCAGGGCTTTAGCAACTGCAATTTCAGCAGCTGCGCCATTTGATCCCATGAGAATGTCATTGAAATAATTTTGTGCAGTTTTTCTCTCAAAAACATTTTTCATGTTGCGCTCTTTGCAATACTGGGCGCGTTGCAAACCAACCTGTGCTGACATAATTTCATCAGCACTGGTCAATTGTATTTTCATCATCTAACTATGTGCCTGAGATAGCAACTGCGGCATAAGATAAACCGATCATCAACAATCTTGATCATGTCAATGCGATTGTGTGGCTCAAAGCAATAATCACAAATTTGAGCCTGTTTATCATTTAAAACCTCGCCATCAGCGGTGATGTGTCCAGTCACGCCATTGCGTGTGAATGAAATGCCGCCCATGTCAATTCCAAATTGGCTTGCATTGGGAATCGCGATTTGTAGATGAGCAGACCCAGCCGCTATAAGGTTTGTTTGTTTTTGGGCTAATTCCCATTTTTGCCAACATGTGTCCATGTGAGCATTGCGGGGCTTCATTGGGTGCAGTGCCAGTTGCAACCTGCTCAATGACCCCACCCATTGTTTGTGCAATCAGTGTTGGTTCATCAATAGGTGCAGTCCATGACACCCGCGACATCTCCTCAGCGGATGGGCGGGCTATGCCCTCACTGAATTTGCTGATACCACCTGTGTGCAACGCTCTGCCAATTGCAGATGTGATTGCATTCTCCGCTGGGAATCGGTTGTTGTTTGTCCTGATCTCCTCAGCAAAATCTGTTGCAAATGGTGATGGGTCGGTGATCTCTTTGTAAAGATCACACTGGGCAATGTAGCGCGTGCCATCTTGATGGATCAGCTGCGTTGAAATGCGCCCATTGGCATATTTTGCCCAAAACTTATCAATGCGCTCTGCCACTGTTTCATAATTTTCAAGCACCATTGTGAATCCGATTTACTATGTTGCGGCTGACTGCAATGCCCCTGGCAAAGCCCCTGCGACTGCCAGCGGTATCACCACGCTTGATGCCTATTTTAAAGCCTATTAGCAGACCTGTGGCTACCCCTAGGATGCCTATTAAGGCGTTGATTGTGTTCATTATTTACCTGCCTTAACTGCTTCAACCATTTTGTAAAGTGAATCAGCAATATAAGTGCGAGTTTGCGCATCAAGATTTGCTTGCTTTAAAACTGCCAGGATTGTGTCCTGGATAATCATTGACTTTGTAGTCATTGTGTATCTCCCGAATCTACCCACCCACTTTGACTGGGTCAGATCAGTATGACACCGCCCGCTGACACCTGGCAACGACCAACACGCCAATGAGCCTATTTACCGCCAATAATTTCATAGATTGAATCTACCCTGGCACTTAACGCCCTGATTTCATCCCTAAGTGATTTGCCTGAATTTGGCAATAATTCAACCATAATGGATTTTGTCACTACTTTAATGACTGAATAGATTGCAGATAGCATAGCAATTGCGCACCCGATAACCGCAACCCATTCAGTCGTTGTCACTACTTTGAACCTAATCCAAATTCTTTGTCATCAGAATTGAGCCAGCGCAAAACAACTGGAACAACCGCTGCGACCCCACCCATTAACATTTGTTGGAATGTGCCACCTGCCATATAAACAGCAAGCGCAGCCGCCAAATAACTGCGACCCCATGATGCCAACATTGCTTTTGTCTTTTTCATTTACCCTGCTTTCCCTAGTTTTAACTTTTCAATCAACTCAGCGCATTTGGCTGGATTGAGAGAAACCTCAAAATGCATTTCATCTTTTCTGTGTGTGTAATCCCCACCCCACTTTAACCCATACTTTTTGCATAGTGCCTGAATTAAGACTGTTTGCATGGGTGTGAATGTCGCGGCATGACCCAGGGGATGCTTTGTGGCGTTTAAATCAATGGCAGTGCCTGATGAATGATTGCTCAATTTGTCAGATAATCCGCGTATGTTGCGGTAACAATAACCCCAGTCATCCAATGCACCCTGATCAATGGGTTCAATGTGCTGATGAAATTCTGCCGCAAATGTGACCAATAATGGTGCAACCGCAGCTGCGCACCGCAGTTTGATCTTTGTGCCTGGCACTGGGTATGAGCCAATGCCAATGGCAGTTGGATCAATTGATGCAGTCCAACCATTACTGGATGTAATCATCAGCCCAGTAACAGTTTTGCTTCATCCTCAGTAATGCCCAACTTATCAAGCAATTGCAATTTGGCTGATGCTTTTGCTTCGGCTTCGGCTTTATTTATTGCTCTTAAATCAGCCGCTTCACTTTGTTTTTTTTCATATTCGGCAAACTCTTTATCAGTCATTTGCCTGTCTATAATTTCATTTGTTTGGACATTATGTATTCTTATCATTGGTTTAGTCATTATTTCACCCCATAAAGTAAAACTGTGCCTGATGTAAATGTTCCAGTTTGTGGTGCAATTTGTATTGATGAGATTGCGGCAGTTTGATTGTAAATTGATCTAAAGGTGGATTGGTTGAAATTGCTTGCGCCATAGTTGGCATATCCCATGCCATAAATCATTTTCCATGTTGTAGTGTTTGCATAATCGGGAATTGTATATTGCGCTATGTTTTGAGATGTTGCCCCATTTTCCTGCGGTTGTTGGTCAATATCCCAGCGTGCAGCGGCAAAGGCTTGATTGGAACTATCGACATTTGCATACTGCAACACCAATTTGTATCTGTTTGAATTTGTATCATTGTTTAAAGTCATTACAAACGGCGTTTGATTACCTGACGGCAGATAGTTTCTCATTACAATTTCCAAATTGTAATAACTACTCGGTATTGATGTTAGAGAAATGCTTGAACCAGTCAAAGCGGTGGATGATATTAAAGTCATGCCGCCGCCACTAGCAGCGGGCGCAGCCCAAGTTGGAACACCACCTGCAACAGTTAAAACATTTGCTGCGCTACCAATTCCCAACCTAACTGGCGTTGAATTGGGTGATGAATAAATAATGTCGCCTGTTGTAGTCATTGGGTTAGCCATGCCATTTGCATCAGTCACCCATGTGAAATCCAAATCTGTTCCTGATGTTTTGCTTAAAACTTGTCCAGTTGTGCCACCCAATAAATCTGCAAAATCTGTATCTACCGCCTGACCGAACACCTCAAAATCCGCTGGTAAATTTGTTACCAAATCGGTTGCTTCAGGCATTTGCCAGCCAAAATTGCTGGTTGGATTTGTCATGTTGTCATCTCTCCTTTATGCAACAATTGTTGCGTTTTCCCATTCTAAAGTTGGGCTGATTGTATTCCATGCTTCCACCACTGGCACATCATTCCACCGCATGGCGTTCAATGAATATGCAAGCGGTGACAATAGTGGCGTAATTGAAACCTGATTGTATGCAGCTCTTATTGTCCAGCCCTCAACAAAGCCTGGGAATGACCCAGCCACCATGTTGAGCGGTAGGTCAGCAATAAAGACTGGCATTCCCATGAATATCCCAATCAGGGCATCCCTGTCTGCATCACTGATTTCAGGGTTGGTCAATTCATAAGTGATGGAATTAAAGTTTGCCTGTGGGTTTGCTCTTAGGGCAATGTAAAAATCAGCCTGATCCTGGGCATCCGCTTGGTGTTTGATTGTTGTGGTAATAATTTGTGCCAGCGTTCCATAAGTTGAAATTGATGCCGCATCCGATTCTGACACCTCACTGGTAGAGTTTTGCCCAAATTTAATGGTGATGGAATTGCGCACATCACCTGCCCTAGTTTGAATTTTCAGTGAATTTGCCAGTGCTTCATTTGCACTTAAATCCACATAACCATTTAATGCCAAATAGGTTGTGCGGTGGGTGCTGTCTGCATAACTGATCAAACCTGATCCATCCTCATATA